ATAAATTCTCCGCACAAGCCAGTCAATTTCATTCCGAACTTCGCGTCGAAAAAGTGCATGAGTTCGTCATTCATTGTTTTTGCTGGTTGTGGTTTCCCCTCCGATGACGCTCTCTGTTATTCCCATTTGCGCCAGCCGGACGGATAAAATTGAAAGGTTTGGAATTTCAGGATGGGGAGCCATCGCAATCAGATTTGCAATTCCCGCCTCGCAAAAAAGCATGTGGTCGGCGGCCAGCCGTTGCTTGCAAATCTCCACGACCTGATTCGTTCCTTTCTTTTTCTTGCTCGAAAATTCCCATGACTCCATCTGTTTTTTGTAATCCTCGCTCACGTCGCCGGGCACCTCCCACTTGATGAAGTCCGTTCCGCCATTGCGCTCGACAAGCTGCTTGTGACCGCGCAGGAAATTCAGGAGCTTCAAAGAACCGATGCGATGAATTGACCAGTGACGCGGCTCCTCGTTTGACGGGCCGTATTCCATCTTGTCGTTCTTCATGTAGGAAACGTAATCAAATTTTGGCGGCACTTTCAACTGTTTGTGAAGCCCCTCCGGCGGGCTGTAAATCCGATACGCTTTTTCTTCCGCGTGAAAAAATAATTTGTCCTGCGCGCTCGTCGTCTGCGCGTTGTAGCCTTCTCGGTAACAAAGCTGCAAAACATTCTGCCTGTCCCACCCGCAGTCAATCGCGCCGCTCGCCGGTATGCACTCATGCTCCTCAAGTCGCGCCTTCAAATCCGCATCGGTCTGAACCAATCCTTCAAACACGAGTAAGCTGTCCGCGTTTGCCATCACGTCGCGGATGACGAGCCAGTAATGCGTGAACTCGCCCTTGTGCGCGTATCCCTTCTGCTTGTCGGCGAACCACGCTCGCATGACGTGGCTGGCAAGACCCTCGCGCGATTTGACGAGCATGTTGTTCACGACGACCATGCCGGAAAAGGGGACTGATTCTTCTGAATAAAATTTACACTCGCGCTCCTGCACGAATTTTTTCATCGGCTCGCCGTCGCCGGTTTTCAGGGCGCGTATGGATTTTAACCACTCTTCAACGAGATCAAACCAGCTTATTTCCAAGACGCTCACCGCCTCGTAAGTCCATGACTTCAACTCCTCGACCGCGCCGGGGTTTGTAGGGCGGTAGCGTCCAGCCAGCGCGCGGCGATCTTCCGGCGTGTCGCGCACAATGAATCCGCACGGCATCTGATAGCGGATGGTCGGCGTGATTTTTCGCAGGTTATACTTTCCATTTTCCTGCCGCCCTGCCGCCGTGTCGAATCGCAATCCGCCGAGTTCTGGATTTTTTTCATCCCAGCGAAATCGCATGACGTGATATTTTTTACAGCCGGGACAAAGGTTTTCCCAAACATCCATGCTGCCCGCCTCGTATGCCGCCTCAAGCTGGTCGCCAACCACGCCCGCGTTTGAGATGTCGAGAAATTTTTTATTCCAGATTCGAGTCTGCCGCCTTCTGGCTTTGTCGAGCATCCCTGGAGGCCATGAGTGAATTTCTTCATTCAATTGCAGGGGGATGCTGTCCGAATCGAGAGCGCCCTTGGCTTCAATGCCCTGCGCGATGATGGTTGAATTTACAAAGTTGGCCTGACAAATCGTTTCATCAAATCTGCCGCCCGCCCAAACCAAGTCGTGAGCGGAAAGTAAAAGTTTTACGATCCGTGTTTTCCAGCGATGCTCTGCCGCGCCTTGGTTCGGCCAGTTGTATTGAATCTGCCCGTAGTAAAACGCCGCCCAAAAAACCAGCAGGATTTCGCCGACGGTGGACCCGCCTGCCTGCACTGGTTTTACAAGCGTTCCTCCGCGCACGCGCGGATTCATCATGTCCTGCAATACTGGAATTATTTGCGGTGAGATTTTCGAGTCGAAACTTTTCCCGTCCACCTTCAGACCGCATGTTTCAGCCCAAGAAATTATATCACTCGGCGGGTCGTCTGGAATAGAATTTTGGAAAAGATTCATTTCGCAATCTCTTGAAATTTTTGCGCGAGCGCTTTTTTTATCCCCTTTGTGTCGGCTAGCATCCGCTCGCTTATCTCCATTGCTGAACGTCCGGCCATTCCGGGCGGCTGCTCCCTGTCCCGCCGGTCAAGCTCTGAAAACATCATGCCGACCCCCTCGCCGATCTGCCGTTTTACTTCGCTGGTTTCCATCACGAGTTTTTGCGCCTCTTTTCGCTTCACCTCGTTTGTGCGGGCAACCTGCATTTCGTTAAATTCTTTCCACGTCGCAAATCCTGTCGGCAATTCGTTCGCCGTGCCGAGCAGTTTATTTGCCGCCCTCACAAACCGTATTAAATAGATTTCATTGTCCTTGAACGCCTCCGCGCCCGCCTGCGTCGCCTGCACCGCCTTGATGAACGCCAGCGAATATCCCGTCAGCGCGGAAAAAACCTTCACGCCCCGGATGCGCTTGTCGGTTTCTTCGGGACGGCCTGCGCATGCGCGCGCGCCGCCTTTTTTTGACTTGGGGGTCATTCGTCTTTGTAGGGCTTGTGTTTTGGAACGTCTTCACTTGATACTTTTTCAGATTGCTCAAACCGCGTGAACTCTTTTCTGAAAATAAGTTTCACGACGCCGGTTTCTCCATCGCGGCTTTTTTCAATTTTTAAGTCCACCGGCTGAACCAAAGGTTGCCACGCTCCGTCATTCGCCAGAATCCAAACCGTGTCGGCGTCGTGACCAATGGCGCGGCTTTCGCGCAGTCGCCCGTCGTCGTTCAACTGCGATAGCCCAAGCACGGTGATGTTCAACTCCATTGCGATTGCTTTTAGCCCACGACTCACTGATGCGATTTCTTGCTCGCGGTTGTCCCCGCTTCCTGTGATGAGTTGAATATTTTCAACGGCGAGAATTTTTATTCCGTGTTGTTGTTTCAACCGGCGCGCGTAAGCTCGCACCTGCCCAATGGTAAATCCGTTCACGTTGTCGATGTGGATTGGCGAGTTTGATATTTTGCCGGTCACCACCGTCATTTTCGGCAAGTCGTCCTCGGTAATTTTTTTTAAGTTCACGCGCGCTTCGGCGCAGATGGATCGGACTACAAGGCGGGCCGGAAGCATTTCAGCCGACAAAAAAGCGCAGGAGGTTCCATTCAACGAATTGTGAACGATGATGTTGAGCGCGAGCGCGGTTTTTCCGCAACTGGTAGGCGCGCCGATCACAATGAATTCGCCTGGGTGCATCCCGTCGTTTTTTTTATCAAGGTCGCTTAACCCTGTGCTGATGCCTGTGATTGATTCCCAATTCTGGCTTTTCCATTCGATGATGCTGATGGCCTCCTGCATGAGCGCGCGGATGTCTTTTGAATTATTTTCCTGCGGGCGGATTTTCAAGATGTTAGACTCGACCAAATCCAGAACTTTTGTCGCGCTGGTGTTTTCGTAGGCTGATGCCACGGCGTCGGTGCAAGTTGCGATTATGTCGCGCAAAATCTTTTTCTCTTGAACGGTTTTTATCCACTCGGAAAGATTCGCCGTTGAAGTGACCATGCTTTCGCAGTCGCTTAAAAACTGGATGTCTCCGATTTGTGAAAGCATATTCGCGTCCTTCAAAACCTGACGCACTGAAATCAGGTTCACGGAGTCGGGACGCATCCCGCAAATTAAATCCCAAACCGTGCGGCATCGAAGGTCGTAAAAATAATTACTTGTTTTGAAAACCATTTGAGCGTCGGGGATGCACTTGACGGGTTCGATCAGGCAGCAACCGATGACGCATTGCTCGGACTCGGCGGCGGATGGGGGAAGGCGGTAGGTCATAAATTTCCCCCTGCGCTTTTTGCAACTGGTTTTCTGCTGTCGTATTTTCCCTCCATAATTTTTGTGACTACGTTTGGCTGCAACATCCAGTCAAAGTCCGCTTTCCAGCCACGGTCGTTTTTTCCAGAACAAAATTCGGATTGGCTTACGCGACCAACAGCCGCCTCAAAATTTGAAACCCAAAACAGGTCCTGCCTTCTTCCCCGAAGTTTTCTCATCCGATCATCGTTCACCGATGCTGCTTTTGGAAGCTCTCCGCAGTTCAGATTCCAAAATTCAACCTCTTTCGGAAGATCTATTCCCTTCCCTTCTTTCCCTTCCCTTCCCTTCCCTTCTTCGCAGTCTGCTGACGGGAGCCTGTCAGGCTCCCGATAGCCATCTGGCACGTCTCTAACAAGCAACCAATCTGTTTCACTCAAAAGCCATTCAAAAGCCTTGTCAAACCATGCTTTTGGAGCGCGTGTCTTTAGGCACAAAGATGCTGAATCATGAGGTCGGCCATCGTCCCTAATTAAAACACCCCTGATTTTGCACTTTGAGGCTACCTGAACCAAAAGATTCCAAGCGGAGAACAAAACCGCCCCATCTTTATGGGTTATCATTTTGGAATAATTTTCACCGTCGTGCCGGTTTGGGATGCTCACCCAGTCCAAATCCTTGACGGTTCGGGAGCGGTTATTCTCGAAAAGCTCACCCCATTTATTTATTGAAAAAAGTTTCATTTTTTCAACCCTTTCCCGTGCAGAAAAAACTCCCAGCAAAGCCGCTCGACGGCGATGTGCGTCAAGCCGGACTTGAACCCGTTTTTATTGCACTCCGGCGTGAAGTATTGATAAAATTCTCTTCGCGCTTCTTCCATCGCGACCTTGTGTGATTTCAATTCAGATTCAGTCATACAAATCTCCAAATGCTCGATACGCCCGCCAGCGTTGGAAGCGGCGCAACCGCCCGGCGGGAGCCGAGTGAGATTACCGTTTGCGCTGGCGAGCGCATCGAAAATTCGTTGATAGGTTTATTTTTCACAGTTGCTTTTCTCCGGCTTCCAACCGGGCCAATTCGCATCAGCACCCGCACTCTCTCAAATTTTCCACCCGTGTCAATCTCATTTGTCAATTCGGTGTTCTGCCCATGCGCTGAAAGCGTCTTGTTCCCGACTTATTCGCAATCTCATCCGCCTCGCGCGCCTTTGATTTTGCGAGGTCGCGCAACGCTTCCGCCCGTTCAGGATGCAACTTCTCCACAGCCTTCGCGTCCGACCAAAGAGACTCGGCAAAACATTTTAACGCATGGCAAACAGGATTCATAATTCGCTTTCCTCCGTCGTCCTCTTCTCAAACATACCCGTCCACTCAGGATGCTCAACCAGCATATGATCCCGAATGTGAACGGTCAGATGCGAGTTGAGCGCATAGCCATCCATCTTCACGCCCTGCCGCTTGCCCACGCGAATATCATCGCGCACTCGCTCCTCGATGAACCGCGCGCTGCTGGGGACGCCCGTATCGGCAAAGCGGCGGTAATCCCATGCGGCGTATTTGTAATACGCGGCCATGACGAGGCCAGCACCGGGCAGGAGCTTCCAGTCGAGAAACTTTTGCAGTCCGGGTTTGAAGGTGGGTAAGAGGGAGAGTTGGACGGTCATAAAGCTATAATTGAAATTTCGATTTCTGTCCGCTCGTCGTCGGCGTCTTTGACTTTAACCTGTCCCGTCTCAATTTTCGTTTGGCAAGCTGCGTCTCCTGGTATAAGGCCAGCGTAGCGGCAGCAGTCAACATGGAACTTCTCGCAAAGGTTGTCCTCGTCGAGCAACCGGCGGCGGAAGCTCGTAACTCGGACAAGAAATCGTCTTGAATCTCCTTTTTTAACTTGGCGCGGCCCCAATGCTCCATGCCCAAGATTGAGTTCCACGACGGTATTTCGCTTTTCAACACAATTTTCATTTCGTAAAACCAGCTTGCCGAAGTTTGAGCTTTTGGCGTTGCGTTCCTCAAGCCATTTCGATGTCATCCAGTTAGGCATGTCAGTTTTTGAAGTGGATTTGAGGCGGTGGATTTACTTGGTTAATCTTACGGCCAAAATCCATCGGCGAAACTCCGCGATGCTGCGTGTGGCAATAAATTAAAGTCGTGTTCGCATCTTCGTGTCCCATCCATTTTCGGACAGTTTCAAACTCCTCGCCGTTTTCCAATGCGTGACTACAAAAGCTGTGCCTGAGCGTGTGAGGAGTCACCGGCTTTATGATTCCGGCAATCTTCCGCGCCTTACGGAGTTCGTTCTGAAACGCTTCTGGCGTGATATGCCAGCGGTATCCGGTCACAGATACAACGCGGGACGGAAAAGCGAATTGCCATCCGTATTCACGGTTGGCGGATTTGTATTTGTTCGCCAACCTGCCGGGCAACTCCACATAGCCCCAACCTTGCGCCAGATCGCGTTCGTAAAGTTCCTTGCGCTTTCCATCAAAGTATTCACGCAATGCAGGAATCATCGTCTCCGGCAATGGCGGCAGGCGTGATTTTTTATTCTTCGCCGTGTCGTTATGGATGCGGATTTCACAACGGTCAAAGTTAAAATCCTTCACGCGCAACATGCATGTTTCTTTTACGCGAGTCCCGCCGCCATACATCAAACCACCCATCAGGCGAAATTCATCCCTCAAGAGCATGATGAGTTGGGCGACTTCCTCGCGTGTTGGGATTTCCTTGAGAGTCTTGCGCTGTTTAGGCATCGCTGGTAAATCCAACCGGCCAAGCTCGCGTTTCAGGACATGCTTGAAAAAGAAAACCACCGCGCATAAGGCGCAGCGTTGGGAAGTGTCGGAATACTGTTGCGACCGTAGCCACAATAATCCTTTCGTCATGTTTGCCGCCGACCATTGAGACGCTGGAATTTTCACATGATGATAAATCTTCCGAATCCAGAAAGCGTATTGCTGGAAAGTGTCATCGTCGCGCGCCTGTTTTACGATAGCAGCTTTTAGCATTTCAATGGCGGTCATAAAAATAAACAAAGTTAGGCTTGTTCAATTAACTGTTAGACGGCTCGGCGTGGCGTGCTGGTAGCAGTTGCGCCAGACGTTGAGCGGCCTCTTGTAAGTCGGTGCTGGCTGGCTTTTCAGTCCAGTATTCACGGCCATAGACCTCCTCCAGACGAGCCAAGACCGTTCTGGCGGCGAAGTTGATTTCATCTTGGGCGGATGGCATGACGATTCGCGTCACGCCAGCTTCGGATAGTTCTTTTGTTGTCATGTCGTTTCTGGCGGTTTCAGAGTTTTGGCTTGGTATTGCACCGGCATTATCGGCCACGCTTCATCATCTCGTTTATCCACGCACATGACCCACTTCGCGCCGTTGCATGCGGGACACGGTTCAGTCATCGCCGTCGTGCCGTAGTGGACGGCCACTTGCTTGAAGCCAGTTCCGTTACAAGACGGGCAGGTTATAGGATATGTTTTCATTTGGATGTCATTGATTCGCCTGCTAACAACCGCATGGAGCCAACGGCGGTTGCGCGTTGCATTACATTTTCAGTGGTGTTCATGGTTTGAGTTATTCGCGCCGTGGCTCATGCGGAGCGTTAGACGCCAAGCGGCATCGCGGATTGTTCGAGGCGTTTGTTTCCGATTTGCACATATTGGGATTCCTTTTCGATGCCGATGAATCGGCGGTTGAGTTGCTTGGCAGCGACGCAGGTTGTCGCGCTCCCCGCGAATGGGTCGAGTATTACGTCGCCGGGATTTGTGAGCCATTGCACCAGCGTCGAGATTACATCCAGCGGCTTCTGTGTTGGGTGTTCGCTTCTCTCATCATGCGGCATTGAGCATTTTGGAGGCGCGATGATTACGTCCGTCTGGTAGCGCGTTTCCGTTGGTGGAGACTGATGACCATTGGCAGTCCATCCAGAAGCATCGGCGCGGTCGAGTTGGTCTTTCCCACCGCGCCGATACCCAGTATTTATTCGCGGAGCTTTTTGGTAGCGCGTCCCCGTCACCATTACATTATTCCAGACGAGATTTGAGATGCGGTGTTTTGGGTGCGCGAAGACGCAGTATAGTTCCCACTGATTGCGGGGCTTTTTCGCCGTGGCCGTCCTCATGTTCGGACTGGATTTCACCCACGCGCCAGTAAATCGGAGCTTCCATGTCACCGAGATTTGAGCAGCCATTTCCACCGGACAGAAGCACGCGAGGTAGCCATCGGGTTTCACGACGCGAAGAAGTTGTTCGACCCATTGCATTGATAGTGAGGCGTCGAAGTGGAGGTCGGTTGTGAGATACGGCGGGTCGGTGATTACCACGTCCACGGATTTATCAGGCAGGGACGGCAGGACTTCCATGCAGTCACCACACACAATGGCGTCTAACAAATCACTGGAAGCAACGGCGGGTGTCCGTTGCTCGAAAGTTTCTGGCGATGCGTGGCTCATGGGTTGTTCGCGCCGTGCTTCAGTTCTACGTTAGGCCACTTAGTCATCGTCTATGTCTTTTGCAGCATCAGCCACTTTGTCGCGCAGATTTTCGAGGTCTGCGAGCGGGTTGCAGATGTCATTTGTGCGGGAGCTTTTGCTTCCGTCGCCGCCGCAGGCGATGTCCATTGCGGCGTTCGCGGCGTCCACCGGGAGCGTCACGACTTTGATTGCGGATGATATGAGTTTTCCGAACATATATTTTGATTCAGGTTGTTTATGATGTTTGCAAATTGTTACCAGTGGCCTAACCAGTCGCCGGAGCCAACCACGATTGGCGCTGGCAGTGAGTCCGCAAGGGTCGCTGGTTGTTGGATGTCCATAGTTCGTGGTGGCTCAGCTTCGGATGTTAGACGGCTCGGCGTGGCGTGCTGGTAGCAG